TATGCCAAATGGGAACGCAATAGAGCTAAGCCTACTTGGTGGACAACACAGGAGGTTGCATGAATTATATATACGAAAGGATGATGTCTGAAGGCGAGACAGCTATCTTTGATAGAAACGAACTTAGAAAGTTTGAAGATTATGTAGCTGAAAACTACACAGAATTTTACGAAAGCAAAGCAGGATATGAAATAGAAAAGCAAGGAGAAGAGTTCCTTGTTACGCTGTTTAAAAATCCTGTGATATCAATGGAAGATATTTTGCTTGACATTAGAGATTAATTAGTGTATAATGCACTCATTAAAACGCCAAACCGAAGGAGGATTATATGGCAGTATTAGAAGGAAAAGCCTATTGGGCATCAGTAACAACACCAAACACTACGTTTGAACCTGTGTATACAGTTGATTTAGTAGTAGCTGATGATGTTGCGAATGACTTTCAAGCTCGTGGCTTTAAAATAAAAGACTTGTCCATTAAGGATGAGAGTGGGGGTTCTACGCCTATTGGTAGAGCTATAACTATTAAAAGAAAAGTTAATGGACCAAATGGTATGGTAAGAAATGCACCTAAACTTTTTGATAAAAATAAAGAACCATTAGATACCATTGTTGGTAATGGCTCAACTGTTAAGGTACAGTACAACGAGTGGGAAACCGACAATAAGTATGGTAGCTTTAAAGGCTTGGATTTTCAAGCTATGCAGGTACTTGATTTAGTATCTTTAAAATCACAGGATGGTTCTGAGTTAGACCCATTCGGTGATGGAGAAGAGTTCTAATGATTATTACCATTAAAAATGATGAGGGTGTGGAAACACACTTTGACATCAACAACATTGCAGATGAGCAGAAGAAGCAGGAAGCTACTGTGATTGTGCAAAAGGTGGGCAATTTACAAGTCCACATTGAGGCTTTAGACTTTGCAAGTCGTACACACCGAGCTAACTTAGAAGAGTTACTTAAAAGTACAGACGAAGCTATCGTTGAGCCTATGCCTGATGTAGTCGAAGAAGATTCAAACGAATCTTAATTGATACATCTATCTCCAATAAAGCCTCTCTATTTTAGGGAGGCTTTTCTTTTTATAGGAATTGATTATGAATCAAAGTAAATTTGTAAAGTATCATGTGCCATGTCCCGAATGTAAAAGCACGGATGCATGTTCAATAAACGAGGATGGCTCAGCTAAGTGTTTTAGTTGTGACTCCTTTTTTCCTAAATATTCAAACGGAACAGTTATGTCTACAGAAAATTATAATAAATTAACAGTTACACCAACACCTAAAGTTTTAAATGCTCATGGTGGTATCTTTGCAAAGCTAACCGACAGAAACATAAGCAAAGAAACAGCAGAAAAGTTTGGTGTCAAGGTTGTTTATGATGGGGCAGGTCAATTAGCACAGCACCTTTATCCGTTTTATATAAATCATGAACAGTGTGCTACCAAAATTAGATACATACGAGACAAACGTTTTTCTTTTGAAGGGACAATACAGGGTTCGGGCTTGTTCGGACAAAATTTATTTAAAGAGGGTGGTAAATACTTGACAATTGTCGAGGGTGAATGTGATGCTATGGCTACCTATGAATTATTAGGCAGTAAGTGGGCAGTTGTTTCTATTAAACGTGGGGCTGCTTCAGCAGTTACAGACATTAAAGAAAGCATTGAGTATGTTGAAAGTTTTGACAATGTTGTGATATGTTTTGACAAAGATAAAGCAGGAGAAGATGCTGCAAAGAAAGTCGCAACAATACTTAAGCCCGGCAAAGCAAAAATTGTTACGCTTCCTAATGGGTACAAAGACCCTAACGATATGCTTAACAAAGGCAAACACCAAGAGTTTACAAGAGCTTGGTGGGATGCACAAGTTTATACACCTAGTGGTATCATTCGAGTTGCTGATAAACAAAAAGAGTTTCTTAATCGTGAACAGAAACAAAGTGTTCCTTATCCTTGGGATGGTTTAAATAAAAAACTTCTTGGTTTAAGAGCAGGAGAACTTGTAACTCTTACAGGTGGGACAGGACTAGGTAAGTCTAGTGTAACTCGTGAGCTAGAGCACTGGCTTATTAAACAAACAAATGATAACGTAGGTGTTATTGCTTTGGAAGAAGATTGGAAACGTACAGTAGATGGTATACTTTCTATTGAAGCAAACGATAAACTATACATTGACAGTACTCGCAATAGTTACACAGAGAATCAGTTGACAGATATGTTTGACCGAGTTTTTGCAAACGATAGGGTATTTATTCATGCTCACTTTGGAGCTAATGATATCGAAGAAATATTTGCAAAGCTACGCTACCTCATTGTAGGTTGTGATTGTAAGTGGGTGGTTGTAGACCATCTACATATGCTTGTTAGTTCAATGCTTGATGGTGATGAACGTAAAGCAATTGACAGTATCATGCACAGATTACGTAGCATGGTAGAAGAAACAGGTGCAGGAATTATCCTTGTCTCTCACCTTAGAAGAGTAGAAGGAAATAAAGGACATGAGAATGGTATTACTGTAAGTCTCTCTCATTTAAGAGGGTCTAATAGTATAGCTCAGTTATCTGATTGCGTGATTGCCCTCGAAAGAAATCAACAATCGGATGATGATTTAGAATCTAGAACAACGAATCTTCGTGTGTTGAAGTCTAGATACACAGGGGATGTTGGCAACGCTACATCTTTAGTGTATAATAAAGACACTGGTAGGTTAAACGAGTATGAAGATTCAGAGTTATTACATGACAGTGATGCCATTCCATTTTAGGAGGTAATATGGAATTAGTATTTGACATTGAAGCTAATGGTTTTTTATTTGAAGCCGACACGATTTGGTGTATTGTAGCTATTGATGAAAATGATAAGGTTTATTCTTTTAGACCTGAACAAATAGAAGAAGGAATAAAATTTTTACAGTCAGCCGATAAACTAATCGGACACAATATTATTGGGTATGACATTCCTTTAATTAAAAAGTTGTATGATATTAATTTGTATGACACTGATAAAGTTTTAGATACATTGACAATTTCTAGACTTGCTAATCCTGTAAGAGAAGGAGGACACAGTATTGAAAAATGGGGTTATCGTTTAGGAGGTGTACAAAAACAAGTACACGAGGACTGGACTCAGTTCTCCGAGGAAATGCTTACTCGTTGTATTAAAGATGTAAAAATAAATAAAACATTATTTAATTATTTAAAAAAAGAATGTGTTGGCTTTTCAAAAGATTCTATTTTATTAGAACATGAAACGACAAATGTCTTACAAACACAACATGAAAATGGTTTTTTGTTTGACGAAAAAGAAGCAATGCTTTTATTAAGTAAATTAAATAAAAGAAAAAGCGAAGTCGAAACTGAAGTTCATGAAACATTTAAACCTAAATGGGTAAATGTTAAAGAAGTAAAACCGAAATTAAAAAAAGATGGTACTCTTTCTAAATCAGGATTAACAGAAATAGAATACAGCGAAAGAGTTAAAACTAATGATGTGTCTGTGTTTATGAGAAAAGAATTAAAAGAATTTAATCTCGGTTCTCGACAACAGATAGGAGAATATTTAAAAGATTTTGGTTGGAAGCCAAAGAATTTTACTCCAACAGGTCAACCCATTGTTGATGAATCAACTCTTAATAAAGTTAAACATATTAAAGAGGCAAGTTTAATTGCTGAATTTTTGTTATTACAAAAAAGAGCTGCTCAAGTTTCTTCTTGGATTGATGCACTTCAAGATGATGGCAGAGTACATGGTTCTGTAATTTGCACAGGAGCTATTACAGGTAGAATGGCACACCGAAGCCCTAACATGGCTCAAGTTCCGGCTATATATAGTCCTTATGGTAAAGAATGCAGAGCCTGTTGGACTGTACCAGACGGGTATAAACTTGTAGGTGTAGATGCAAGTGGTTTAGAATTAAGAATGTTAGCACACTACATGGCTGACGAGGAGTATATAAATGAAATTATTAATGGAGACATTCACACAGCTAACCAAACTTTTGCTGGACTTAAATCAAGAGATGAGGCAAAAACTTTCATCTATGCCCTCATTTACGGAGCAGGAGATGAAAAGATTGGAAGCATCATTAACGGAAGCAGAGCAGATGGTAAACTCTTGCGAGAACGCTTTCTTAGTAGTCTACCAACACTTGCAGCTCTTAAAACAAGAGTTGATATCGCAGCAGAAAAAAAATTCTTAAAAGGATTAGATGGTCGTAAGATATTTTTACGACATAAACATGCAGCTTTAAATACTTTATTACAAGGTGGAGGTGCTATCCTTATGAAAAAAGGATTAGTTATACTTGACAAAAGACTTAGACAATCAAATTTAGATTTTAAATTTGTTGGGAATATTCATGATGAATGGCAGATTGAAGTACGAGCTTGTCAGGCTAACAGAGTTGGGCAACTTGCTGTTGAAAGTATTATTGATGCCGGTAAATATTATAATCTTCGCTGTCCTATGGATGGTGAATACAAGATAGGAGAAAATTGGAGTGAAACCCACTAAAAAAGATAGAAAAAAGTTTGACATTGACCTAGAATATGGTACAATACGTGAAGAAAAAGTAGCAGAGATGCTAAC